AACTCGGATTTTGTGGAAAAATGGCCAAGTGGCAAATGGGGCAGTGGGGAACTCCCCTCTGATACACGGCAGGATCTCCATATCTCAGAATTGCAAAAACAGGTTAGCAAGCTGACCGAGGATCTCTACACCCTCAAGGGGACCGCAGGAGAATAATTTTCCCTATTGACATTTTTTACATTCTACTTAAGAATGCCCCTTATAGCAGCGCGGTTGCTCTAGCCACAAATAGTTCTACAAGTTGCTCCCCCCTTGGGCTGTGTTCCAAACAATAGATTCGGTCTGGTTGCTCTAGCCACAAATAGTTCTAAATAAAAGGCCCGATCACCCACAACTTCTTTTGTTAATTGCCCCGCTCGTAGCGGAGGCACAACCTTTTATTGACTCATGGCAATTCAAAACTTCAATCTTCAGGATGGCACGCAAGCCATCAATACGATCTTGGCCGAAGAAGCTAATCGCATCGGGCAGGATATTTATAAGCGGACTCTCCACACTTCCCCGTGGATTGACCTTGTGAAACAGTCGTCCTTCCCAGACGGGATGGGTTATCAACTTACCACACTGGTTTACGACCGTGCTATCCCAACGTCTGACGCGAATGGGGCAGGGAACGTAGCGGGTGTTACGTGGAGGAATCTTGGTGTTCTTAACAGTGGAGCTAACAGCTTCTCTACTTCGGACCTGAGCCAACCTCTTAAGGATGCCGCTGATAGCACCCAAGGTGGCCGTGGTGGTGTAGCCGCAGACGGCTCGGTTTCTGATAACGATTCACGTTCCTTCATCCAGTTCAGCAAACAGCTCAAGGAATACTCTATCCAACGCGCTGTTGTGGAATCTCCACGCATCTCTCTTGAGGATCTTCGGTTCGCCGCACATCGTCAGGAGCAGCTCCGTGCTGTGATGGATCTGATGACGGAGGCAACTCGTTACACTTGGGAGAACCGTTACCGTGATGAGTTCGACCGTCTCGCAGCCAATGTTGCATTCTGTCGGACTTCTTCCTCCACGGTATCCTCCTACAAATCGGCTTCCACGACCTTTGAAGGCACTGCTACGGTGGACATCGACACTACTTCTGTCGATTACACTGATGACGGAGCTTCTAATGCAGGAACGGAGACCCCGAACGCGAATATCTCCAACGCTGTTCTGGACAAGATTTACTACCAGCTTATCCGCAAGGGTGCCGGAAGTAATGCTTATGGCCGTGAGAATGGTCGTCCAGTATTTGGCTTGGTGCTTTCGTCCGAGGCTTCTTACCAGTTGATGACTGAGGCAGGATTCCGCGACGATGTTCGTTACAACAACGCGAAGGTTTCCGACCTCATCGCACCGTTGGGCATCGAGAAGTCCTTCAGGGGTTTCTACCACTTGGTGGATGACCTCGCTCCTCGGTTTGAGTTGGATACGGATACTGATGGTGGTGGTTCGGACACTGCGGACGGAACCCTTAACGCGGTCCTTCCCTACACCACTTCTTCTGGTATCACCTCCCCGAATGCATCTTACGAGACCGCAACTTACGAAGCGGCCTACGTGATCCACCCCGAAGTTATGGAGTCGCAGATCCCTAACCCCTTCAGTGGAGTTAGCGGTATCAAGTTCGACCCCGTTAATTATCGCGGAAAGTTTGACTTCAAGAATATCTTGAACGAGGACACGAATCCAGATGGCCAAATCGGGTTCTTCCGTGGGGTTCTTGCTTCGGCCTCCAAGCCGATTAAGACCGACTTCGGTTACGTCATTCTGTTCGACCGGACCAGCACTACTCCTGCTGCGGTCTAGGTTTCATAGCTAGTGCGGGGCGGTAGCTTAATACTGCCGCCCCGCGCATAACCAACTACATATCATGCCTACTCTTGATGATTCCCCTATCCTAGAAGAACTGGTTTCGGCTGAACTGGATCAGTCTACCGCCGGAACTGCAACTGGTATAGCAACTCAGGATCTGATCCTGATTTATGACGTTTCTCAGCAGAAGATTAAGACAATTACTGTAGCTAATTTCTTTGCTTCTATCAACGATGATACAGCCCTCGTAGCTACTACAGGGACGATTTAACCCCACTCTCAACCCTAACCAGTTATCCCGAACCCTGAATGACCCTTCGGGGTTCGGGATTTCTTTTAACCACTTATAATCATGGCAAATTTTTCAAAAGCCGCAGCATCCATCCAAGCACAGATAGCTGCTTTGCAAGCACAACTACAGGAAGTCTTGGCCCAAGAAGGCTTGGTCCCCGCACCAGAACCAGAGGTTGACGCTGAAGCTGCCCTCGCTCGCGGGGATGCTGCCACAATGCAGGAAGCTGTTGAACAAAGACTTACGGTGCCAGAGCTTTCAGTAGAAGAACAAGCTGCAATCGAATACGACAAACCTTCTATTTCCCCGCGCAGACTTGCAGCGCACCGAGAGCGCAAAAAACAAGGCTTCCCCAAAAGCCGCGCTATTGTAGCTGCCGCAAGAGAGCGTATGCGCCAAAGCGAAGAGTCGTATGATGATCCAGACCCGACAGGCGAGGAATACGATTCTGCTTTCGACGGCTCCGCTGATAGCGAGGGTCGCTCTACATACGCCCCTTCTGAGTTCCCTTTGGTGGGGGACACTGGAGAAGACGAACCTGCACCAGAAGAAGGTGCTGATATGTCAGCCCCTGATATGGATGGGATGCTTTCCTCAATAGTGGAAAGTTCCGCAACCGAGATGCCGGAACCTGAACCATTAGACACTGCCCCCTCTGCCTACTCCAATCCGGAATTTCCTGAAGCACCGGAACCCGCAGCAAAAGCTGTAACAGTTCCAGCCGAAGAAGATGAAGTAGCACTTCGTCTTTTTAAGAACGCGCATAATAGCTCCTTTGATCCCAAGTCCAAAATGGATATACGTAAGATGGGTAAACTTCGCAAACTTCTTGCTGACCAAGGCGGTTTGGGGGATATGACTGATAACCAATTTGCACTTAAACTTTACCGCCAGTAATGGATTACGAGGGCGAAAAAAACATGGTTCCGGTGGATGCCCCTGAGAACAAGGGGCTGAAACCGGAAGGGGGCAAGGTTGGAAGTGCCCATAAGATGGTCATGCACCAACTTAATAACCTGCACCAGAATGCCTGTGATCTACTTGAGCACCTGTCTGGGTGTTCAACCCCCCACCTTGAAGAAGAGTGGGTTAAAAAAAAGATAACCCTCGCAACCGACTATCTCGATTCTGTTCGCGACTACGTTATGAGCGGTCACGGAAAAGCAGATAAGGGTAGTGACAATATGGGCAAGGGCTTCGTTGTTATGGTGGAGAAGCGCATGTCCGAGTCTTAGTCTTGCCCCTAAAATATAAAACTGTAGATTACTTTAACGTATGGCCGCTAAATCAATTTCTCACACTGTTTCACTAACGGTTGATAACATCACGTTAAATTTTTCTGATTCGATTACATCAGGGGACAGCACTACGAGTTATGCGATGGCCACGCAAACGGTAACGGCTGCTGCTTCGTTAAGCCCAATCGCCTATACTGAGATCGACCAGTCTGCGTGCAATGTGATGATTCTTATGCGGAATGAAGAAGCGGTTGTTTCTTCGTCTGGTGCGGCAGATTCAGATCACAAGAATCTACTTGTAGACTTTAATGGTGGATCAAGCCCTACATATCCGATTGTGATAAAGCCCCAGACTACAGCTTTGTTTTCTATGGGGTCTAACGTAAGCGGAGCAACATCGGTAAATCTTGGAAATATAAGGGTCAGGAGTGGCGACGGATCTGCGTCTGTAGAATGCAGATACCTGCTCGTCCAAACAGAATCCTCATCATAATTTAACAACCAACAATCATGGCAACATCAAACATCGACAAACAATCCTTCGGTCAGGCGGGGGCAACCATGCGTAGTGGGACTGAATCAATCGAAAAAGATATATGTGCAATCCTTATCATCGAGGATGCCGTCTTGGATTCTTCAGGCACTATTTGGGATGAACTTACCGATACCAGTGTTGGGGGCAAAGCTCTAAAGGGCGGCGTTACCCTCCCTGCTGGGATTACTATCTACGGTCAGTTTTCCAAGGTCACCCTAGATAGTGGAACCGTCCTTTGTTACCACGCAGTTTAATGCGATTAGGACAGTCACTTGGTCTGGCCGCGCACCAGAAGCGGCACACCCCTCCTGCTTCGTGGAGTAACACCTACTCCATCGAAACGGATGGGTCTGACGATTACGTTAGCTGTGATACTGGCACGGACATTAACTTCATCCATAACGGAGCGTCTTTAGCTTACTGGGTAAATTTTGATTCCGCCATGTCACTTCATGGAATTGGCGTATCCACTTCCAGCAAGTCGTTCTACATGGGTATCTACTCTTTGGGTTACACGTATGCAGGGGTGCCAAATGGCGGGGCATCTTACGGAGCTATCAGTCCGGGACTCTCTACCGGAGAGTGGAATCACCTTGCTTTGACTGTTGCATCTGGAGGCACCGTAAAAACATATGCTAACGGTGCATTGATCTCTACAAATACCTACACGCCAGACGCTTCAAAATCTCCGCCATCTAACTTCTTCCTCGGCGGGACGAACTCCCACGCCAGTGGAGGCATCACACTAACCAACACCATTGACGGTCATGTTGATGAGGTGGGTATCTGGACTGAGGAATTGGATGCCGATGCTATTAGTGCGATCTACAACTCAGGAGCGCCCACCGATTTGACTGTTGACGCAGGAAATTACGATAACTCTGATACTCTTTGGGCTTATTGGCGCTGCGGAGATAATGACGGAGGAAGTGGAAGCACCATCACCGATCAAGGGAGCGGAGCTAATAACGGAACCTTAGTTGGCGGAACCTCGTTTACCACTGATGTCCCAAGTTAAGTTATGAGTAGAACATATGTCATATTAGATGCCGACGAGGTTGTAGACATCAACTTCAGTGAAGTCATCGAGGATTCTGCCGACACCCTGCGGTTCTCGTTAGACGGGGATAAGACTTTTGTTAAGTTTGAGGGGGACACCCCAGACTTTCTGGTGGGCAAGACGACCAATACTCACTCTGAGATACTCGCTATTTTGCAGACTGAAGAATGGTCAGACTTCCCCGATCCCCCCGAATAGTGAACCATGCCCATCCAACGCAACCAGCCTTCACCAGAACGCCAGAGCGTCCTATCGTTTGTATCGCCAAGCGTTGCGGACCTGCTGTTCTACGAAACGGTTGATGCAAAGACCATTGGGGCTGGGGGAGGTAAAACGGTAACGGCTATCTCGTCCGCTACGCAGGCGGTTGAGGTCACCGCTGGTGGCACCTATGACGGGGACTACCATGAATCTGGTTTTCTTGTTGAAGTGACTTCTGCGGCTCACGGTTATGAGAAAGGGGATGTAGTTACCGTTATAAACGCTCCTGACGGCAGCAACGGCTTAAACCCGAATGGGACTTTTGAGATAAGAGATAAGACCACCAACACGTTCAAATACTTTGTCCGTGGGTCCGGTTCAACCAGCACATGGGCTGCTGCTGATGTTACAGCGGCCAATACCATTGTTTACAAATCCCACCCACAATACGGAACGGCCCACCCCGACACGGAAAAGTTCCCCAACCACAAGTTGTGCCACGTTAAACAAGCCGACCCTAATGGTTTGTTCTTTCAGTATTTTTACGCCGCAGAGCGCAACCACCAAGACGATTACAATTTTGAGTTCAGCCAAGCGGACTTAGGGGGGAATAAATACGACACTGTTGTTCGGACCTATGTTACCCTGCGGTCTGACTTTTCAGATGTTGATGGGGAGTATCAAGCGGGTGACCCCATGCCAGATCCGCTGAACCAGTTCTCTGCGGACAACGCAGTTCTATACAACAGAGATTTGCGTGCTTACGGAGCCACTGACGAAGATGAAACAAGCGTAGACTACATCCTGATGACGCGACAACAGAAGCGCATTGGGGATAGGGAACTGGATGGTTTGTTTGTTGTTGAGCAGCGTGTCTACTTTAGACGTATTGATATAGTTACGCAGAAGTTAGATGACGCCACTGGCGGTATCCTTAAAACGGTCATAAAACTTATCTACAGGGGTGAGGCAACTTTTGTAACCGCTAATGATATTGCAACCACAGCAGGGTCCGAGAATTGGGATGCTGATGATAGGTGGGGCCTGACTGCCGCTGGTCAGAATATTGAATGCCAGCAACTAAGCCACGACTGGTGGCAGGTTACTATTCAGGATGTCATACCACAGTCAGGGTTGATCACGCACCTTGGGGGCAGAGTTATCAGGGATTATAACACATGGGAGAACTTTACTTGGCCTGCCGTTGTTGACGGCTTGCACTTCAACACCGCTAATAGAAAAGATGGGGCAAGCCAAACCACGGTGACTGTGCGTATGAAGGATGGCAAGGATGGTTTTAGTGGTCCGACTAAAATGAGAGTTCGGCAGATATGGTCAAAAACTATATTCTCAGGATCAAACCTACCCGACCCTGTTATATTTAAAACAGCTAGTGCTACATACCGAGGCATCCAATATAATGTTAGTGTGCGTAATGTTCTCACTGAGGCAATTACCCTGATTGACTTTATTGGCACAGAACACCCGACCTACAAGCTGGGTGAATACGCTTTCCCAAAACCGTGGTGTAAGGCGTCCTCTCCTACTGATTGGGGGAACCTTGATAATCCTTTTATTGGTTCTGCAACTCAGAAGCCTTTTAGGGGTGGCTACTTGTTGGAACTTATTGAAGTTTACCACCCAGCTTAATGGCGCAGGATTTCCAACCCGACTTCACTGCTTCTTTTGATGCGCTGCAAAGGCCAATACCGACAGGCCCCCACCCTGATGGGTCTGTTATCGGTGACATTGACGCCAGCCTTAACCTTCCTGAAAATCCTGAGATCCTGCACCGCCCCCATGCGTTTGCGTTGATGCACGGTGACGGCGGGGCGAAGGTTGCTTACGGGCAGTTGCTTTGGAGGATTGATACACTTATAACAGAGCTAACTTCCGCAGACTCTTTAGGCAATCTGGTTTCGGGGACGGGGCAGACCGAAATTGAAGGTCTAAATGTAAGAGTCCCCACGATAGGTTCCGCAGGTGGAGACCCTATGGTTGCGGGGTTGAATACAAAATACCATGAGCTGGGCGCGTATGGGGATGTATATCTTTACTGGACTACGGATCTTGACGCCGTAGACGATGGTGCCTCGCACGATCCGGCAAACCGTGTAGATGCTTGTTGGGTGCAAGTTGGAGCTACCCCCGCCGAGGACAAGTTGGATGCCGTATCGGTTCTCCCACGTTCATTTGATAGAACAGATACTACAACAGGTGGTTCGTGCCCCACTGCGGGTCAAAAAGTGGGGACTTACCGTGTGAAATTAGGGACCGTAAATGAGGACGAAGAAATTATACAAAATCATTCGTCAGATGTGTTCTGGTCTATTTTCCTTTTGAAGCGCACAGGTGGGTATGCGTGCAATGCGTAGTTTATTCATGGGGGATTTGCTTAACCCCCGTGATAATTTATTTTTATTCCCCCCAAATGATTTTCTCCGTTTGGCTTCCTTCCTAAACAGAGAACCTAATTATGTAGCACGGCGAATGTTTAATCAGGGGGTGCCATTCTGTAGTCTTCCTTTTTTTGAATTAAATAAAATATCCCCTGAATTTTACAGGGTGTGTAGACATGACGGTAGGCATCGAGCTATGGTTTTGCGGGATAACGGCTACGAGACCATGCCTGTAAGGTTGCACGTAAATGAGCCGCTAGATTTATCGTTGCGTATAAAAGCACAGGAAGACGCAAAAGACCCCGATTATTCAATTCCTCTCCCTCCCCGATTCTTGACCACTTAAATGATATTTGGTATCTTGGGTTATGGCCACGCTGACCGTAAATGGAGTGGAAGACGCCCTCAAAGAGACTTGTGGTTCTAGGGGTGCAAACTCCGCACAATTCCTTAAAGAATTGAATATGGCCCTGCCCCGCCTTTATAATATGGGGCTTTGGCGTGATCTGGTTTTTGAATTCACTATCAGCACAACAGACGGGACGTTCACACTGCCCGACCACGCTGAGTCCATTGTGTCAGCTCTTGTTGATGACGACCCTGAAAAAGTTCACGCACAATTCCATGATTACAGGATTTTGGGGCGCAATGATGACGGTAGCACCTTGGAGTCTTTTGGGATCGTAGACGATGGATACGTCTCTACGATCAACGAGCTTGATTCGTCTACATCTTATGATGGCTATAAATTGCTGATGCTACCTGTTTTTCCTGACACAGCACTACCGTCCGCTTTGTCAGGCAGGACTATTGATGTTGATTACAATGTTGCGGCTGGCGATAAAACAGCAACCTTTACCATGAATGGTGCGGCTGTTATTGAGGGGACAGATACAGACATACTAGATGTCAAGGCAGTGAAGTCTGGGACAACTGATCTTTCATCCGATGTAGATGTTGTAGCCATCCCTTCCTCTGGACTTACTCTTAGTGATATTCAACTAACCCTGAGTGGCACCACGATTGTTCAATCAGGCACTGTAATCACAGTTCCCGTTACGGATGCATCTAATGTTAGAGTAGGTGATATCATAACTTTCGCAGGTTGGAATACATCTTCACCGGGCAGTCAAGACCTCGATAATGACGGCAATACTCTGTATCGTGTTACTGGTGTAGATACGGAGGACAATAAAATATATTTGTATCGGTCAACTGATAGCGAGACATGGACAAGTTCTGGAGCCGCCACCAGTAAAATCTACCACTTCCAAGCTACCCACTTAGCCACTGTCCGTGAGCCAAATCAAGTTGCTCGCTATAGACGGTTTCGTATCGCTAACGATAACAATCAAACAGTAACCATGCGGTTGCTGCTTAAACGAAAATTCAAAAAGCTACTTGATAGCGACGACATTGTTTACCCATCAAGTCTTAATGCAATCAAGCACGCCATGCTTGGCAACATAGCTGAAGAAAGCGCAGACTTAGAACGCGCAAACTATCATTGGGGTGTGTGCCGCGCCCTCTTGGACGAACAACTTGACGCCCACCGTGGTGCGGCCAAGCCAACCGTTCAATTTGATCCATCTGGTGTAGGAGCCTACACTGCGAACATGATGTAATTTAAACTAACCCCCGACTAAATGATCCAATACATTACCGAGAACGCAGAGCAACTTTTGCAAATCGCAGCCAGCGTTATTGCGGTGGCCTCGCTCGTCGCAACCATGACCCCTAACGAATCGGACAACAAATGGGTTCAGCGCATTTCAGGCATTATTAGCTGGCTCGCCCTCAACGTGGGTAAGGCTAAGTCTAAGTGAAGACATTCTTCCAACTGCTAACTGCTGCCCTTCAAGCCTATGTTGAATATGTGCGACTGCAACGAGACAGACATCTCGACGCTCTCGAAGATAGGCTTGATGGCCTTGCTTCCATTGGTGACCCTCATAGTAAGCTGCTCATGGAGCGGGTCGCAAAGCGCATCAAGCGCGAACGCGAGCGCATTATACGATCCGCCAACAGTGACGCTGATTGAAGGGCAGTCCTATCAGTTCAAGGAAGGCGTTCTTGTTGGGCGTAAAGACCATAAATTCCACAGCGACTACAGTTATCGTCGTGCGGTTATTATTGGGAGCGACAAATGATTAACACCCGAATATTTGATTCTCTGATTGGCATGGCCGCTCCCGTCATCGGGCTGATCACAAGTATGCAGGAGCAGTTTGAATACTGGCTTCGGGTGGGGTCGCTCATCGTGGGCATTGCTGTGGGGCTGGCTTCACTCTATCGTATCCTCAAAAAATGATTGGTATCTGTGTAGGGCATAGCCGTAAAGGTGATGAGGGGGCTTACACTACAGGCTCTTATGTCGTCAGTGAGTGGGACTTTAATAGAGACATCGCCCGAAGAATTGGACAGTTACTGGACGTAGACTTTAAGATTTATTCTGACTACGAATTAAACACTTACTCAGCGGCCATAAGAAATGTGGCACGTAAGATGAGGTGCGATGGCGTTAAAGCAGCCGTTGAGTTGCATTTTAATGCCGCCAGTCCTGCGGCCAACGGACATGAGTGGCTTTACTGGCACTCCAGTAAAGGTGGCAAACGTCTTGCTGAAACAATGCGTTTAGAGATGGAAGACACTTACCCAAATATGGTTTCCCGTGGTAGCAAACCTCGCGTGTCCAGACAGAGAGGCTCCGCGTTCTTGCGAGAGACTTATTGTTATGCCATAATTGCTGAACCTTTTTTTGGGACTAATTCTTCTGAGTGGGAAATGATTAACCGTAACCGAGGTAAACTGGCTGGTGTTTACGCGAGAGCTTTAACTCAATTTGTAAATGCTTAATGTTCCTAAAAGCATAACGATGGCGGGGGTCCGTGTCCGGATAAAGTTCAGGGATCTGGGGGATGATGATTGTTATGGGGCTTACTCCCACAGGAGAAAAGTTATTGAGATAGATAAGACCTTAAAAGGAAAAGACCTGCACGATACCATAAGACATGAGATGCTCCACGCAGCTCTTGGTATTTCAGGACTAGCTTACTGCGAGTCCTACGAGGAAGAAGCTATTGTCCGCTGCATGGACGAAATATTTTTTCCTGCATGGGAGCGGTTTAGTAAAAGGTTTAAAGAAAAACCAACTTTAGGTAGTGCCCAAGAAAAATAAATCCCGAGTAAACGAAGCGGGTAATTACACAAAACCCGCAATGCGTAAGCGTCTTTTTGAGCGTATAAAGGCTGGCACAAAAGGAGGTAAGGCAGGACAGTGGTCAGCACGTAAAGCACAGATACTGGCCCGTGAATACAAAGCCAAAGGAGGAGGATACCGCAATTAGTCATGGCTAGATTAAAAAAATCACAGAAGTCACTTAAAAATTGGACGAAGCAAAAGTGGAGAACCAAGAGTGGCAAGAAGTCATCTGAAACTGGAGAACGGTATTTACCAGAGAAAGCTATAAAATCACTTACAGCAGCAGAGTATGCTGCGGGAACTAGACGAAAAAGAAAAGCATCTGCTAAAGGAAAACAGAGAGCTAAATACACAGCCGCAGAAAGAAAAGCATTGTTAAAGGCAACCCAACGAAAACAAAAAGCAACCCGAAGAAAACAAAAAGCAACCCGAAGAAAACAATGAAAAAATCAGACTTCAAACCACACAATATGTATCACCCGAAAACGGGCAAAGCTACGGTTGCTAAAACCTACGAACAACATCTTGCGCTCAAGAAAAAGGGTTATGGGCATTCAGCCCCGAAGAAAAAAGCGGCTAAGAAAAAAGCGGCTAAGAAAAAAGCGGCTAAGAAGAATGAGTCTTATAGCGATGCTGTAGAAAGGCGCATGAAAGGTGGCTACTAAAAGATTTAAGCGTCTCCCTTCTGGGAGGATTCAATACCACGGGGAGACCTTTGCTGGGTTTAACAAACCCAAACGCGCCCCTAAAGGGAGCAAAAAGAAGTTTGTTGTTCTTGGAAAACAGGGAGACAAAGTTAAGAAGGTGTCTTACGGTCACCGTGATTATTCTGATTTTACCAAGCACAAGAACCCTAAACGCCGTGCTAACTTCAGAGCACGACATAATTGTAAGACCGCTAAGGACAAGACAACTGCTCGCTATTGGGCATGTAAACATCTCTGGTAATGGCACGAAAGCTACCTCGCCAGTTTTCAAAAGAGCGGAGTAGCAAGTTCATTGCGTTCACACCCAATTCTGAAAATGTTAAGCAGGCTTTTGAACGAAGCCAAAAGTTGGGAGTTTTACCTAATTCCTTCACCAAGGGCGGGGGGCGAATGACGGGCTTCCTTGGCGAGATTGCTTTTGAGTTACTCTATCCGGAATCGACTTATGTGGGGGGTCGTTGTTTTAGCCACGATTATGAGATCGGCAAAAAGACAATAGATATAAAATCCAAGACTTGCACCAGTAAGCCCCTCCCACATTACACAGCTTCTGTAAACTGTCCTAAACTCAAAAAGCCACAGGCAGGTTACTATTATTTTGTCCGTGTCCTAAAAGACTACTCAAAGGTTTGGATGCTTGGTTGGATCAGCACCAAGAAATTATTGGAGCAAGGAGAATACAAGTTCCGTGGCGACCCTGATGATTATGGGTTTACCTACAAGGTGGATGGGTATCATGTCCCCATCAAATGTCTTCGTCCTGCTGCCAGTCTTTGATTCTCGCTGCACGGGCCTTTAGCTTCCGGAGGACGTTTTCCATCCTGCTTCGTTCTCTTGTGTAGTGCTTGATCTTGTTTGTGAGGAGTCGATAGTCGTCTCTGGTGAACTGGATTTGCGCTTCCACGCTATCCAGATCCTCCTCATCACTGTATTCTTCTTCTGATTTTCCCGTCATAAGTTTATTTAAGGAGAAGATTTGGAGATGTCAAACTTTTCCTCTATGTTCACAACCCACACCTTACCCCCTCCCTTACCCGAAGAGCGCACGGGGCGTATGTTTTTATTAGTTTTCCCTGCCTCTTCCAAGGTGGACATGCCCCGCCTTACAAATTCCAGATTGTTGCTCATACCCACACTTCTCCCGTTGTTCATGTCGTGGAGCATCACCTGAAATTCTGTCAGGGTGCCCTCCCAATTTATCATATTCGGATTAACGTCTCGGCAACGCTTGGAGAATATCTCCACCAGTTCCGCTACTGCTGATCTACTGGAGTTGTCGTAAGCCGCAGACGCCACGGATTCGTCTATAAAACTGACCACCCCAAATCGTCCGTAGTCCTCTACCTCCTGTGGCGGGGTCCAGTCCATAAGCCACTTGGCCAGAAACGGCAGTTCCTCTTCAATAGTCGCTTCCAGTTTCATGTTTGGGGGGAAGTCACTGGTCGCACCATCCCGCACACGTAGTGCCATCAGCTTGTCTCGGTTACTGCTATCGAGGGCGGGTATAACGGATAGGCTATTTGCATCCATATTTAAGGATAAGATAACGCGCCCAGACCACGGAATTGAGATCGCGTCCGCATATTTAGCCATGTATTCGATTCTCGGGTTGGCTACGGCGCGTTTAATTAGCTCTGTTGCCTTTCTTTGGTCCTGAAATGAACTCGCACTGGTTGTATCGTCAATTACCCACGCAGCTACTCGACCTAGATCCTTGTTAAATTTTGTGTGTCCAGACAGGTAATCCGAAGCGTCAGAGAACCCACCAACCAGTCCGGAGATAACTCTGTTTGATAAAAGTGACTTACCGCGCCCTGTCGGACCTACCAGAATCAGGGCTTGTCCTTGATACGGTTGCTTCTCCAGCACAGCAGTGTAGAACCGTTTGAGCCACGCAAAGAAATAGTCGCTAGTCGGTTGGGGTGTTGAGTTCTCAAATAACTGGTGCAGCCAGTCATGGAGGAAAGGCCAGTTTTTTGGGTCGCCGTCATCTGCTGGTTCAACAGGTTCGATAGTTGAAGTATTAAGAATTCGGTTACCGTTGCACTCCACAACCCGTTCGTTGGAAAATATCACAGGTGCGATTTCGCTGATCCGATTCTGGTTGCTGATGACCAGTATAGCAGCTTCCACTTCCGAGAGAGTCTGACCCTTTTTAAGTCTCACAGAAAAACCCATCTGCCTTAGCTCCAAGACGAGTTGCTCCCGTGGGATCTGCACTGCTGTGTTAAAGAGTAATTTGAAAAAGGTTCGCCCATTAAACCAGTATTCATCCAACAGGTTACCCATCTTCTGCTGCTCGTATTCTTCCACGAACTTGGGGCCGAGAATTTCTCTCCAGCTAAGGAACCCTTTACCTGCCCTGTCCGAGTAACAGATCATCCCGTCCTCTGTTACCTGACAACCTTCACGGTCTATGCCATCATCCACCCAGAAGAGTGGACCCCTAGCACCGACTTCAAAATCACCGACCCACCTGTTGGGGAAGCGTTCTTCAATTTCAGCAGCAACCACATCAATAGGGATAGATGTATCACTTGTTTGCGGGGGTCTTTCTGCCGCCGCTTTTAGCAAAGCTGTCTGGGCAATGTTAATTGCTATTGGTGTCCCAATCTTTGTCCAGTCTTCACCTAACTCAAAATATTGTGATGCCTTTAAGGATGTAGGGTCAAACCCCGCAAACACCTTGTCTAGTTTAAAGGTGCTTTTTATGTTCTTCATAAAGATGTCAAACATCTGCGGGGATATGGGCAACCCCTCCTCAAATTCCCATATCAGTCGAATGTAACCAGACTGTGTTTTAGAACGCCAAGTTGGTGGATACTCTTTGCATTTAACTTGTATGTCTCCATCCACATTGGCCCACTGCACAGGGGCATCATAGTCTGCAACTACACCGTAAATACAATTCGGTGGGTTGTCCCCCGCCACCCGCTCAGAAGGAGCATCCCCCTCAACCATGCTGTAGAACACATGGTCAGTTGTCTTGTTCGCGCACCATGCCCTGTAATCTGCCTTCTTTTTAAACTTAGGTTTTACTTTTTTGATTAAGGATAGGTCGTTACTCTTTTGAGTTTTGTTATCTCTAAGGTTCTTAATATATCTATATGTAATCATTTTTCGTATCTTGTAAGTATTGCGCCTTCAGCATCAAGTGGCAGGTCAATCCACTCAGGGGGTTGCGACATGATATCCACCACCCCCTTGTAAACCTTCTCTGCGTCCTGCGCGTCAACCTCGATCACCATTTCATCGTGGACATGGAACACGATATTATGCCCCGCACTGCTGACGCGCAGTAGCATGTCACTGAATATATCTCGCGCCAGTGCTTGAGAAGCATTTTCCGCAACCAGCCCACCCCACAGTTTGATAGGCACCCGTTTTCCGTTTCTTGGCAGCAAAGCCGTTTCCTTAAAATCAGCCCCCCGCTTGATTATCCCGTAATCCAAAACCCTGCCACTTGGCAAGGTGACAGAGAACGGTATCTTATGGGCGCAGCTCGCCTTGATGTCTGCGTTATATTTGGCCCACAGTCTGGTCACCGTAGGCATGTGCGTCCGGTAAATATCGACGGCTGTGTTTGCCTCATGCTGGGTCATACCAGACATTTCCCTGAAGCGGTTTTTACCTGCTCCGTAACCACAGCCCAAAACCATCTGTTTTACCTTGTGCCTTAGTGCTGGATTTTTCTTCTTCAGAGATCCGGACTCCTCACTCCACATCTTAAACCGGATGGCGAATGCTTCGTAGATGTCATCCACGTTGGCGATCTCATCCAGCATTCCATCATCCTTTGCCAGCCAGCAAAGGGTGCGGACTTCGATCTGACTGAGATCCACCACTACAAGACGTTTACTTTCCTCAGTGGCAATCAGGTGTCGCAGGTTGACCCCAAACATTTCACTGCGTGGTAAGTTCTGGAGATTCAAGTTCCCACCCGATCCACTGAAGCGCCCTGTATGTGCTCCGAAATACATGATGCCTCCGTAGTATCGGTTGTCGGGCATGGTGGCATAATCAAAAGATTCTATTTTCTTCTTTAGGGCATTGATACGCCGCCAGTTTTTTACCGCCCCAACCCACGGATGTGCTGCCGAATGGGTGTCTATCCACTTTTGTGATTCCTCGTTACTAGCCGCTAGACTGGCAGGAGGCTCCAGTCCTACCTTGCGGCACTCGTCATTGAATGCTGCCCTGCTTAAAAGTGGACGTTCCCCATTCCAAGGAATCGACTGTTCCACGTTGAACAGTTCAACCTTAATGGTTTCAAGTTGCTTCTTTAACAGGTCAATGTCGATGGGAATGCCACCCTGCACAATTTTCCTGTTGAGGTGGCTTATAGCCCTTTCCGTCTCAGGCCAGTGCTCGTTGTGTTTTAGCCAGAGTTCAAGGCACAGCTCGGCATCCTTGAGGGCATAATCACACACCTCTTTCTGGATTTCCGGTTTCAGCTTGTCCCACCTCTTTCCGGACATCCGGTCGCGGGTGGACTTGCTTACTTCATACCCAAGCGATTCTTCAGCCGCTCCTTTAAGCGAGCGAGGAAGTTTACAAAATGCCGCCATATCCGCTGTGCAAAACCATGCTTGCGGTTTGGCTTCCGGCCACCACCCTTCTTTAATTCCATAAAGATGTAGGGTTTCATCGAAGGAGGCATTATGTGCGATTACGATATTCCCGTTTAGGGTGTGCCAATCAAAGAAATCAGGGTGCCCAACAAACTTGGTGCCATCCGTCCCCACCACCGAAACCATATATGCTTCAAATTCGGGGTGGGAAAAATAACCAAGAGAACCGAGGTTTTTTATTGAGCAGCTCTTATCGTAATACGTTTCAAAATCTAGAGCGTAAGTTTCCACAGGTCTAAAAAACCCCCGCCTCAATCAGCAACATAGACACACACCATACAATACTGAAAGAAGCGGGGGTAGCTAATAGAGATGTTGGTTGCCCAGCTTTTATACGGTTACTGGACAGGCGATGAATTAACTAGAGAAAACAAGAAAACCCCGCCGTATTACCCTTCCAACACCTCTGTAATTATCAATCGCTTTTAGCTTCAAAGGTGAGTGTTACCTCACCGTCTTCACCCACCGCAATATCGGGGGAGTCCTCAAAACTTACCTCAGTCTGTTTATGCACTTGGTCGAGACCTAGTTGCATACAGGTTCTGAGGGAATCCAGATTAGTTCGTGCTTCCACAGCCTCACTAATCTTGGAGTCCAGTTCATCAATCGCTAATGTCAGTTTATCAATCTCGGCATTAACGATCTTGGTCGTAGGGTCTTGCACCTCGACAAGCTCTGGCTTCTTTTTCTTCTTAGCCATGCCGACTACTGAGTGAACTGCTTGATGAAGGCTATGACCTCCGGATCGGGCTTCTCTTCCGTATCCTTCTGCCGAAGGCTAGGAGCGTAGTAAGTCACCTTTCCATCGATGCTAATCGACTCCAGTTCCCAGAAGACGTTGAACGGAGGATCATCCGGCCCTCTAAGCTGACCGTAAGTCGCCAGCCGCTTGAAGGTTTGAGAGTAAGCCATCTTAGCCACGTTCAAGCGACCAAGTGCATAGTTCTTCCCTCCGATGGGAAACGGGTAAGCCCCTGCTCCTTTAGCCTCTTCAGGCTCCGGAAACATAAGGGTGATATTGGCGAACTCAATGATCGGGTATTCACTATCCTTTTTGAGTTCTGCAAGATCCTCCGGAGTGTAGACAGACCGTCCCATCTCTCCGACCCCAAAGGGTTTATCCTCACGGAAACCTTTCACGGCAGAAACCGGAAGAACCGTAACGGGTTGGCTCACCTCTGCGAGAACGTGACGCTTGTCAATAACGATGCTTCCGTGAGGTGCTTCAATCTGGCTCACTGCTTGCACCACGTTAAGGCGGGGGATGTCGATGTCCTCTGCCGTAATCTCAAACCCACCAGTGTGGGGGACAATCTCGTTTTGCGGATCGTCTTGTTCAACTAATGCTGATGTATCACTCATGTTAATATTTAATGCTACTCTGTTACTTCTCCGAAAGAGTCCATCTCTCCGAAGTGCGGGTGATAATGTCCTTCTCTTCGCAAGCGTCAAGAAATTCTTCCACATTTTTTTCTGGCACCCCGTTTGCGGCTAGGCACTTGGCAACTTTGGTCACCGTGAGAGAGGCGACTTCCAGCAACTCTTCGTCCGTAACTCCGTAATCTTTGGCTAGTTCAACCAACTTTGTGTGGTCAGAGATTTTACGCAGTGAGCCAAGTGAGCGTAACTTGAAGTTGTCGTATTCAGCCCCGTCTTTAGCAACAGCGATTGCTTTCTTACGAATCGTTTCTGCCCACTTGGACAAGGTGCTGCTGACGGCAAACATCTTCTCCAGTTCCACAGGATCATCGACAGCTCCAATTTGGAATTCAGGCAGGGTGTTATCGAGTTGTGCTGCAACTGAGATAGCGAGTCCTCCCAAAGCAGGGCACCGTTCTTCATGCCGACAGTAGATGCAGTGCGCGGTTGGTTTGAGTGTGTTCATATCGGGCGTTCCCTTTTCCCACTTGGGCCTAGTGATTGAGGCCGACTTGATGACACTTGTGATGGCGGCTTGCAGCGCCCCGATATCACGCCTCTTGAATGTGTGGTGCAGGGTTACCTCTCGCTGGGGGACATAGAATACAAAAGTGATTTCAGTAAGGTCTTCAAATGCTTGGAAAGCACCGATGGTGTATGCCCACGCTTGCCAGTTCGTTTCAGGTGGGTCTATCTTCGACACTCCTGTCTTGTAGTCAGCCATGACCGCAGTGTTGTTGTCGAATATGGTGAGCCGATCACAAGTCCCCCATGTCAACACACCGTCATTCAACTTGATGTCGAGGGCGATTTCCATGTGGTCCGAACTGTCTTTGTTGTCCCCCCTTGCGGCTAATAGGAAAGCATCTTCCTCTTCTACAATCTGCTCGTAGATTGCCACCTCGTCAGCGCCTTTCAATCCTGATGGGTCACGCACCTCCAGAGCTTCGTGGATACGGGTGCCTTTCTCAGCAGCGGGGCTTGTGCCATCCTTGCCGTGGTAACCACTGCATTTTGCGATATACTTCAATGCCGATGGTGAAAACTCGGCGTGGTCTCTGTCAGCGTGTGGAGAACTCATAGTCCTCCCGTCTACTAATTTTTCTGCACGCGAGTCAAATAGTATCTCGCAATAAGAAACGCATCAATCATGCCGTCATGGGGTGTGCGGCACCTTTTATTCTTCAGCCAGTTCTCTTCGGGGGCAAGTTCCTGTGCCATACCTAAAGCGAATACCTTTGATTTCCCTTTAGCCATCGCGCCAAGCATTTGTTTCTGCCACTTGTGAACCGAAATACGGGTTGCTTCAAAACCACAACATTCAGCCATGCCCATCAATTTCCCAAAACTAAGAGCCATTGATCGCACAGCCTGTGAACTTTTGGCAAACCCTAATGGTTCCTCAACAGCAAGGACGAAGGGGGTCTCTAAATCGAGGAGCCATTTTTTTATTTTTGCCGTGTCAATTTCGGTCTTTTTAGACCTTTGCATGGTGGGCATGGGAATCTTATCTACAATGCCCCCATCAAATTCAGAGACAGCACACAGCCCCCCTTGCAGACCGTTATCTACACCTACTATAATCACTTTAGTGCGGGATTGCGTGCGCTGATATAATCAATCCGTTGCCTTCGGCTGGAGCAAAGTAGTCGTATCCTTTTTGCAGCGCCCGTATATACGCCACATCTCTGGCGTTGGCCGGAACTACCCTGTAAAATTTGCCGACCCTTTCTTGCACACTAAACGTAAAATCATTTTTTAAAGGGTCATCTTTACGAAGAAGAACCTTCGGGTTTTTTTCCACTCTCCTGTTCTGTAGTAGATTACTCATTCATCAATGATGCTCGTATCTAAAAAACAAGGAGACTCCGGACCCAGATCAGTGTCCATTAACTGTTCTAGCGCCAACTTTGCTTGTGGTTCTGTCAGCCCATGTTTGGATTTTAAAATAGAGAGTGTCATGCTGGAGGAGTAACACGCCACTGATGGGTGGGACGGGTGCTCCACAACTCCAAGAAGAGCCTCTTTAAGCTCAGAGAATAAAACAAGTTTAGGTTTGTATTCCTCCTCTTCTTTGTCGTCTGCAACAGCGTAGCAATTAAAGGTAAGTTGCCGCTCTGCAAAAGGGTCGTCCATTGGGTCATAGTCAAAACCCGACCCATCAAAATCACTTATCATTTGGTTCGATGTCGATTACTGGTTGCACGCTGCCCTTACCTTTGTCGGCTTTCCCATTATTCAGGATAGAGATGTCAATTTGCATCTTGCTGTTTCCTCCTGCTTTTGCATTTAGACCAAGGCTTCTGCGTATAATCTGGTCTAGTTGATCAAGATCCTTCACCGTTCTAGGCCCCCTGAGATTTTTAATATTATCTCGCATTAGCTTAATACCAGCGGCAGCAATGTAGTGCTGGTATTTTTCTGCTGGGGTGGTCTGACTTTCTGCGATTTCCAAAATGGCTTGGTCCTCTTCTAGTCGAGCGTCATGCTGCGCTGATAAGATTGCTTCTCTTGTTCTCTTATCTAGATTGTCTTCTAAGTCTTTAGCTAATTCGTCTGCATCGAATTCAACTTCAGCTTCTGGGCTAACCGTTGGTTGTGGTTGCTCATACGACATACCGCTGTTGTTTTTGCGTGGGGGGAGTCCCATTTTTTTGAACCACCTTCGCACTGTTCCTGAATGCACTCCCAGCTCCTTAGCGATTGCGACTGTTTTCCAGTCTGCGTTGTAGAGCTTTACCGCCCGTTCTTGCAGGGTCTCTTTAGGTTTGTCAGCAGCCACGATCTTTATTACGTTACTCTTTAATTATGGCCAAGAAGAAGCGGTCCATCAAGGCGATACTAGAGCCACGAATTGACCCCAAAACAAAGAAGATGGATGTCGGTGGCTTACTGATACCTCCAACGAGTGTCTTGACAGGGTTGCTGTATGGCTTTGCCCACCATGATTCTGTGCGTGCCAAGGAGTTCTATTTCTGGCGCATTTGTGATGAGCTTTGGAACAACGCAGACTTACCAGAAAAGTTAATGGTGAAACATCCTTGGGCCACACAAATGATTCGGGCCGCGTTAAACAACAAATATCTTTCCATTGGGGGGTCAGCTTCTTCCGGAAAATCACATACGATGGCGGCATGGGGAATCGTAAACTGGTTGTCTCAACCGAAGGACACCTTAGTCCTGATGACATCAACCACGTTAAGGGAAGCCCGTAAACGTATTTGGGGTTCCGTAATGTCTCTTTTAACCGTCATTGAAGGAGCACCAATTAAGATTAGGGACTCTATTGGTAACGCGGCTTACATTGATGAAAACGGCACGCTCATCGAAAGAGCAGGTATTTCTTTGATTGCCGCAGAAAAAAGTAAGACCCGTGAGGCAGTTGGTAAGTTTATCGGTATTAAACAAAAACGAGTTATCTTGATTGGTGACGAGCTTTCAGAACTATCTGAGGCCATCTTACAAGCGGGGCTATCGAACTTATCTAAAAACCCCACATTTCAGTTAATAGGGATGTCCAACCCCAACAGCCGATTTGACGCTTTTGGGGTCTGGTCTGAGCCAAAAAATGGTTGGGACTCAGTGGAAACAAATGTTGATGATACTTGGAAAACCAAGTGGGGTGGCCGCTACATCCGGTTAGATGGTGAGCGCAGCCCCAACATTCTGGCGGGGGATGTTATTTATCCGTGGCTCCCCACCCAGCAAAAACTTGACGAGGATAAAGCCCTGCTGGGAGAGGAATCCCGAGGCTACATGCGAATGGTCAGGGCGGTGTTCTTTGATTCTGATGAAGCCACAGGCATCTACAACGAGAACGAACTAACCATGAGCGGTGCGCTTCAGCGTGTTGACTGGCAGGGCGGGGTAACCAAGGTGGCTGGGGTTGACCCCGCATTTACGAATGGGGGCGACCGCACCATATTATACACAGCCACAGTGGGTTATAATAATAACGGTCATTACGTGCTAGAGTTCGGGGAAGCAGTCCATCTTAACGATGACGCGACCAATAAAGCAGTGCCACGGACCTACCAGATTGTGCGTCAGATTAAGGAACATTGCGAAAAGTTAAACATCCTGCCTGAAAATGTAGCCGTTGATGCGACTGGTGCGGGTGCTCCGTTCTGCGATGTGTTGGCAGGAGAATGGTCTAATAGGTTTATGCGGGTAGGATTCGGGGGCCGAGCCAGCGATAAACGGGTCAGCGCCAGTAGCCAACTCATTGGTGAAGAGTTATATGTGAACAGAGTGTCGGAGCTTTGGTTCGTTGGCAAAGAATTGATGCGGACTCGACAAGTATTCGGAGTGAGCACTGATCTGGCCAGCGAGATAACGTCCCGCAACTATGATATGGTCAAAAGCGGCACCCTCCGTGTTAAGATAGAATCTAAACCTGAGTTTAAGGCCCGTTTCGGACGCAGCCCAGATCTTGCGGACGCTGCGTTTTTGGCCCTTGATTGTGCCCGTCAGCGGCTTGGGCTTGTGGCGGTGGACCCCCCAAAGGAAGGTGACAAGAATTTCAAGCGACCCCCCAAGACGATCAAGCAGTTAGGGGCCGCATTACAGAATTCTGGGGCAGTTTTGCTGGATTGACACGCCCCCCTTAAATACATAATATCTCTAAGCACTTTAGCATTTTTGCTATGTCTTCGCCTCTTTTCCCTGATTTTGGTAATTTTAGTTCCGGAAACCCTTTACTTGATTATTTGTCAGGGTTTGAAGGTAACACTCAAGGGGCGCAATCGCTTCCAGAACCACAGAGCACAAGTTTTCCTTCTAAGGAGGAAGACAGAAAAAAAGTGTCTGGAGATAAAAGGCGTAAAAAAAGAAGAAGAAAAAGATTGTTGGCCCTTGCCCAACAGCAAGCACAGCAAGTGCCGCAAGCACAGCAAGTGCCGCAAGCACAGCAAGCACAGCAAAATAGGGGTCTAACTACTGGTGGTCTAACTACTGGCGGTCTAACTACTGGAACAGTTGGAGAGTCGTCTATTAGCGAAGACTCTCCTATGGCCCCTTACAGGGGGTTGGGTAGGAACCCTAACTCACGAATCGGACAAGGAGGATAAATTAGTTAATTATGAGCAGAGGAAGAAGAAACCGCCGCAATAGAAAAAATCTAGGTCCATCAAGAGGACGAGGGCAACGTAGAAACTTAGGGCCATCAAGAGGACGAGGGCAACGTAGAAACTTAGGTCCATTAAGAAGGCCCACGACAAGTCCAGCTAGTCCAGTTCGTCCTAGACTAACCCCGCCAGTTAGCAATCCTGTAGCACCGACCCCTACGACTTCTCCTCGCGTCCCTTCTACTAAGGGGCCTATGCATGGACCTAAAGTTCCAAGTAGATACACACAATTCATACATGGTTCAGGTCCATCTAAATTTGCTGCTGCTGGGAGATTGGCTTCAAGAGCATCACCTTATGCTTTAGGTCTCATGGCGGTAGAGGGTGCACAAAGATTTGGTAGCGGGGAACAAGCTCAGATGCGCCGTAAACAAGACTATAGCAGATGGGCTGCGCGGGATTATGGTAATGCCCAATATGATCCCGACACGGGAGAGTTGGTAAAACCAGCTACTGCTTTGGGGACCGTTGCTGGTGGGGTTGGCCGTGCTCTTGAAGCACAACTTGACCCTGTTGGAACTATGTCCGCGTTTTACCAAACTATGGGGCAGGCGGGAGAGCAAATTTTTACTGATAAAGGTAAAGGTTACGATCCTATGGCGCACGGGGAGAAACGTGCTCTTGGTGACGAACAAATTCAATCTGGCCAAAACCTTAAAGACTACAGACAACGCCGTGTTGGTAAGTTGTTTGAAGGGGTCGAAGGTGTGGGGAAAGAATTTTTACCTTCTAAGTTTGAAGGGGATCGTGAGTTTTTGTTTGGGCGTGCAGGAGACCCAGAATTTTCAGAGGCTGAAAAACGGCGGGTGATGGAGATTGAAAAGCTCTCCGCTGAAAGAGCAGGCAGAGATCCTCTTTCTTATGAAGAGGTGATGAAAAGACGGCAAGGGGCAACGCGCAGCAAGGCTGGAAAATTCTTTGACGCAGAAGACCGAAAGGAGTTTGCAAGATTAGCCAAAGAAGAGCCTCAAACTCTTATGGCCATGTTTGATGCTGACAAAGATGGCGAACTTTCTACTAGAGAACGAAAGGCTATTTTTGATCCGCAAATTGGATTTAAGGCTAGACGCCAAGCTGTTCTTGCCCAAGAAGAAGAAGCCAAAGCACAAGCTGCAAGGAGCTACGGAGTTGATGCTACACGCGATGCTTTATCTATGTTCCCCATGCAAGCAGCAGCCGCTCTTGATAAAAGAAAAGCTCGCAAAGAAAAAAGAGCCGCAAGAGCAGAAAAAAAAGCGCAAGAGAAGTCCGAAAAGAAAGCAGCTAAGGCCGAACAGCTTAAGAAAGACCGCATAGCTTTTGCTAAAGGACTCGAAAGTGATCTGGGGTATGACGACTCTCCTTCCAGTGCATTTCAAAACCCAGAAACTCGGCAACGAATTATGGTGGAAGCCTTTAAGCGTGGGGAAGAACTTGGTGTTTCAAAACCTCAAGTTCGTATGTTCCTTCGCAATAAAGGACTTTTGGATAAAGGGTTTAGTGAGTCTTATGCTGATTTCCATAAACGCACCACAAGCGGAGGTGGGCTAACCACAGGATCTGTTGGGGCAAGGAGAACAGTTGGGAGAGGTCCAAAAACTGAAACTGGTGGGATAACCACACAAGATGGACGCTCCGCAGATGCTGCTAGAAAAGCATACATGGAAGAGCTTATGCGGAGACGTATGCTTCCGTATCAAGATGTAGTCAGATATCAGGATTTCAAACAAACTAATATCCCATCTACTATACTTAAATGAGCAGGTATAACCCAACCACTCCCGATGCTTTATACGGGGAGCTTCAACCAGAAGCTATGACGGCTGGGATGAAAGGCGCATTGTTTGGTCCTGAAACAATCGCTGCCATGATGCCCACTGAAGGTATGAGTCAGACTGAGAGGGATCAGATAATGCGCGGTCTTCAGACTGAACTTATACCGATGCAGGATGCATATGAGGCAGCTCAAGCTAGGCGGGATAAACAAGAGATGGACCGTCAAAGGTTTATGATGGCGCAGGAGTCGCATCGAGCAGCATTACGTGCGTCTCAGATTTCATTTGATAAGTCTAAGTTTGATTTAGAAAAATCAATTAAAGACGCCAAAATGGAATCCAGTATTGCAGAGCGTATGCCTGTCGTGGTTAGCCAGTTGGACGCTATTGATAAAGATCCCTCTCTCAATCCCTTTGAAAAGTCCAGTCAAGCAGCGCGGTTACAGGGGCAGTATGCTTCAGAAATTGCAAGAGTTCCTGCGTTGGGGAATCTTTTCAAATCATACCAGACATCTATCGGAGCACAAAAAGCTCAAGAGTCCCAAGAGTTTAGTAGAGCATTTCAGTTTGGGCAACAGGGCTATGGGCCTGATACTACAATTACTGATTTTGCTTCGGGTCAAAAAGCAAAGAAAGACGCAGCTCTGGCACAAGCAGGTAGAGATAATCAGATTAAGTATCTGACTGAAGAAACACAATACTTCGACACGCTACAAAAGCGGATTGATAATCTGGATACCATGTATGCAGCGGCTGATACTGCTGCTAGTTTTGCGGGGGAAGCGGCTGGTCAGTATGGCGATGACGCACCAAAAGTTGATCGCACTAAACCAAAGATTTACACGGAAGAAGCCAAGAATGAGGCTATTTTCCTCGCACAAGAAATTGCTCGCCAAGGTAACAGGACGCCTGAAGAAACGCAGGCACTTACCGCACAAGCAACAGATATGTCTACGTTTATCCCGCTTCTGCGGAGAGAGCTACTTAATTTGAGGCGCGTCAATCTTGATAGGTATGGTGTCCTTACAGGAGCAATAGCTTCTGGTGATAATGCACCAACCGCAACCACCAGTGTAGGTAGCTGGGGGGAATAAACATAAGTTTTACATAAGAAGAGTTAGTTAAAATTACATACCCAAGTCTTACTGCTATGTCAGAAGAACAGTTTAATCCATTGGATGTCCTAAAAAGAGCAGAAGATATTCTGCCTTCCGAGCCTACCGCAGATCAGAGAATCGAAGTTTCCGGTTACGATGACTGGTTAAAAAATCAAGACATCCAAGACCCTCTTGAGGGGCACCTTGGGTATGGTGATTATCTCCGTGAAGAGTATGTAAAAGCTGAAGCATACAACGGTGGTATTGAGCGCAAGATCAAAGAAGAGTTGGGGGCTGCGCTTGTCGGTAAAGGGTTGCTCACTAATGAGAATAAAGATGAGGTAACCAGCCGGATTGACGCTTACGGTAAACCTGATTTTGAGAAACAGGTTAGGGACATGGTTGCCCATACAGGGTTGGAGCAAGATGATTGGCATAATGGAGCCGCATACCTTGCTAAGAAAGACACAGCCACTCCGGAAGAACTTGAGTCCATTCTGGAGCAGGCTGAATCTTCAGTAAACAGAACACGCAATGCCGTGTTGCAGTCCAAGCTGGACTCAGGAGAGATAGCTTTTGCTCGATTTACGAGTGAAGACGGACGGAGCTATGTCAAAGCTGGGGACGCTGCCATGCAAATACCAATGCACGAAGCCCTTCGCAGGTCACGCGAAGCAGGGGGCGGTGTCAACATGGCTGATGCGCTGGAGATCCAATCTACAGGACTGTTGGACACACCCGAGGGTATGAGCGCACCGCGCTATAAACTTGTCCAACTGAGTGAGCTAGAAAAGCTAATCCATGCAGAAATAAAAAATGACCCCAAAATTGCTATCCAAGTAGAAGCGTTGGGTAAACGAATGGCTGAGAACGACTATAGTTCCTTTGACCATTTTGAAGAAGGGTTTCGCAAGCGGGTGTCTTTGCCCGTAAGAAAGTTCTTTGAGAACATGATCGGGACAATATCCGATCCAAAACCTTTGGGGACAGAAAGAGAAGAAGCGGTTGATCGTGCGATGTCAAAAGACATTGACGAAACCGTTATGGAAATTTCCAATAAATACAATAAAGACCCAGACGCAGTGCGGACTGCTCTTCAAGAGGTGGTTGTTAATAACGCCCCTATGAAGGTTTTTAAGGATGAGTCTAACGTAGGTGATAATATCAGGTTAGATGGTTATGGACTTCCGTATGTCCCTGCCGCTGTAAAACTGAATGACGATCTTTTTGAATCTGCGCTTGAAGCTAGGTCAGACATTTCGGCAGCTACCAAGGAAGCTCTGCGGACAGAGCGTGATTCTTTCCTCACGACTAATTTTGTTGATATAAGTAAAAAACTTACTGAATCAGAGCTATCTAAAGATTGGTTAGACCACCTTAACAAAGGAAGAAAAAGTGGGCTTAAGGACAGAGACATCCTGTCTGCCTTTACGTCTAACCCAGACAACCGCACTTACGCCGATACTATTTTTGGCGACCTAGACCTTGGCTGGCGCGATCTCTACAGACCTCTTACTTCTGCGTTCTCCACAGTGTTTGCATTGGGTGGTGCTGATTGGGCCAAAGAACACCTAAAAGATATTGCAGAGGACAATAACCAAAGGCGGGAACTTGCAGAACTTTTTGGGGGTAAATTGGGGATGGCCCAAGACCTGATTAAACTGGCCCCTGAAGTAACAGTAGATATTGGAGCTACTGCTCTTTTGTCAAAGTTTGGTGGCCGTGCAGCAGCTACATCACTTGCTGCTACAAAAGCGCCCTTGTATTCCAGCATGACCAAAAAGGGTGTGCTAAAGGCTTTGACCACAAATGCCTTTAGGCGTAAGGCGGGGCAAGAAACCGCAGACCTTGCCGAGAACCTTGCAGCCCAGAATCTAATTCGGAACGCAACAAGCAAGACCGCTCTTGATGCGCTGGAGGCTTACAACAAAGTAAACCTCAGAGCTATCACTGTAAGTTCAATAGGACTCACTGCGGCTAACCGTTCGGCGGGGGCTACTTACGGCACTGTTTACAACCAGATGCTCAAGTCGGGAGCCTCAGAAGAAGACGCGCATGATCGAGCACTTGGGACAGGCATGGTAGCAGGGACCGTAACTGGTTTAATTACTGGTTCGTTTTCTGCGTTTGGTGTTGGGGGTATGGAAGATGCGCTTCTTAGCGGGATGTCCTACAGGAACCTCAAAGACATTTCTAACCGTATAATTCAAAAAGCAGATCATGTCTCTATTGATGGTGTATCGGATGCACTTTTGCAGTCGGCAATCAAAGAGTCAGCCAAGTCTGTTTTGCGTAAAAACTTTTTTGGCAAAGGGATTTTAAAAGCAGGCAGCGCAGAATTTGCAGAAGAGGCATTGGACGAATTTGTAAATACATTTGTTACTGATGCTGGTCTGGAGCAGGACACTCCTATTTTTGACCATATGAAGCACTCACTTTATGCTGGTGTGCTTGGTGGCATCATGGGTTCTGCTGCTCCTGTAATTTCTTCGGCAGCAAGGCGCGTTCGTCCCGACAGGATGCGGGAGGTTCAGGAAGCCCGTGCGTATGAGCAACGGATTATTACAGATATAACTGATCGCCTTAAGGAAGCTAACAGTGAGGTAACCGCCGATGTCGTAAAAGACTTACTGGAAGCAGACCTGTATACAATGCCTCAACAAGAGGTTGTAACAGAGAGCGACATTGATGCTGAAACTTTAGCGGAAACACAAGACGCCCCGCCAGAAACACTAGAAGAGTTTCTTAGTGCATTTAATACTGTATCAGAAGAAGACATACAGGAAGAAATTGAATCTGTGATGGGTCCGCGACTCGCACAGATGGAAAGAGATGTCACCAAAGAGGATGATCAAGCAGCATTTATTCTCGATGAAGCGGGAGAAGGTATTGTTTACACCAACGATTTAGTTCCTGCGGATAAAAATCTAACTCCTGAGCTTAGTGAGAAGTTGGAAACAAAACCACACTTACTGACTATGGATCAGACTTTGTGGGAATCTTATGACCCTGAATTTGCTGCTCTTGTAAAAGACCGCTTTAAGAAAGACAAAGACGGCAAGTTGGCGTCACCTCTTTCTGAGCAGCAACAGGATTTTGTAGATGCAAAGATACAGGAGTTTGCAGCAGCCCAGCGGAAAATAGTTGAACTGGCTGAAAAGAAGGGGAGGCCGATTAAAAACCCGACTCTTGGTCCGCAGCCGCTTGAAGACTTAGGCTTAACCAAAGAAGAATATTTTGAATTAGACAGGCTTCGGATGGAAGACCGAGGAGAAGTTGGTGTTGTTGCAGGCACAAGTCTTGGAGTCGAAAGAATATTTAACACCAAGCCTGTTAGTGAGCAGACAGGTGACGAGGGCATCGAAATGGTGACTAAGTTCCAACTGATCACAAAAGTTACTTATGATTCAAATGACACTGTTCCTTTTGTTGTTGCGCCTAATGCAGAAAGAACCGTATCCGATGATGGCAGCGTAACGGACATTATTTCTCGCGGTTACTTCAGCACTAAAAAAGAAGCTCAAAAAGAAGCTAAGAATGTAGAGGATGTTACAGGATTAAAGGCCGAAATTGTTCCGGTAAGTGTTTCTGTTAAGAAAAGAAAGAAAGTAGAAGTTGGGGATGTTGAAGTAGCGAAGATTACTGAGTATCAAGTTTTCATAACTAAAAAAGCAGAACCAGAAGTAGAAGAGGAAGTAGAAGAGGAAGTAGAAGAGGAAGAGGAAGCAGAGGAGTTGGCCCCGATGCCAGAGGTTGGTGAAACAATTAAGTATCTACCTTATCCTAATGCAAAAGAACTTGAGACTGCAGAAGTCAGTCAGATAACCGACGAAGGTATTATTCTGGTTGAGGATGAAGAGATGGGCGTAGAAGTTGAGGTCAAGCTATCCGAGATAGTCACTGCTAAGAAGGAAGCCAAGAGAGCAGCTAAGACAACTAGGAAAAGAACCAAGAAGCCCAAGAAGCCCAAGGAACCTAAAGCCGAACTTGTTGCTTCTTTTGGCACACAGGAAGAAGCTAATCAAAAAGTAGAAGAACTAAGAAAACAGTATACTGTCGAGCAGGCCGATATTGAGATCAAGCCTGTAAAGAAAGATAGAACTGATTTCTCAGGTGTTACTTCTGGTGGTGTCCCTGTTTTTGAAGAAGGTGGTTTAGAGCAGCGAGCAGAGGCAGAAAGTGCAACGCACAATGACATGCTCAACAGGATCAAAGAACTAGGTAAAAAACTAAATGATCCTGTTAAAGTCCGCGATGGTAAAAAACCTTTGCTCACTTACAAAGAAGCGCGTGAAAAACTAATTGAACTCCTAGACAAAAAAAATGACAAGGAAGCAAAGGCAGAAAGAAAAGAGCAGCGTGATGCTTTTGAGGAGATTGAAGACACTTACGAGAAAGCTATCCAACAGGCTGAGTTTGACTTTGAGGTTGGGGATATAAATGCGGCTCTTCTTGAGATAGAAAAAAAAGCGGCTCTTACAAGTCGGTATCAGAAACTTGTTAAACTTCGTAGGAACAAAAAAGCGCAGGATCTTCTTAAAGAAGCACAAAAAAAACAAGCCGAAGGCACTCCTCTTTTAATTAAAGGCAGAGGGAATACGTTAAGAGAAGGGCAGATAATTAAAGATAAGAACGGCAACTTGCAGTTAAAACCGCTTCGTGGCAGGGACAACAACCCAATCACACCCGTTGACGTAAATGGAAACATATATCTGGTTACAAGTAAGATTGACCCCATTACAAAACAAAAGGTGTGGCACGAATTTGGGCGGCAGGATGTTGGGGCCAACTACAACACCAAAGAGAAATTTATCCAGTATCTTAAATATGGCCCTAAAGACGCGCCGTCAAAAATGCCTTGGGAGGGCTTACGTTTAAGTGCCGAGGAGAGCGCGGAAGTTGGTGCAATAGCAAATTACGGATTGCCCCCAGCGGGTTTGTCCCAGACCAAAAGGTTTGGTATTACCAAACAGAGAAAAGCTAAGGGTTTTTACCCATCCCTAAACAGGGCGATAACAAAAAGGATATACCAACTGTATCCTGTCTTGCCTGTTAGCAGACCTACGAATGGTAGTGTCATAACAGCAGTGGATAAAGTTACAGGTTATTCACCTTGGGCTGAAGTTACTTCTGAAAAAGGAAGAGTAGTTAAGGGTAAGAAAAGAAAAGACCCAAACCTGTTCCCAGCACAACCAACCAGTTACAGGCCAAAAGCATTTGTTTATAAAAATGGAGTGGGTGTGTTCGACAACGACCCCATTGCCATGTCTGTGTTGTTGGGTAAGCACCCGATAATCATTCCGGATAGTTTTACAGGTCGTATAAACAAAGCCTTCCGCTACCAAAGAATAGATGGTGATTTGGTTGTGACTGATATCGTTGGTGTTGGGGCGAATGGCGTAGCCCAATCAATGAAGCGAAAGAAGGAAACAACCATTCCATTCTCTCGCGTGGCCTTGGATAAGGATGCTGGGTTTCTTGGGCTTTTCAAATCGTTGTCACTATTCAGAAATGACAAGACTGGCAAAACAGCAGAAGTAGAAAACCCCAACGGCGCAGGGATCACTACCGTTGAGGATCTTCTTAATAACCTTAACGACATTATTGAAAATGCAGGTAAGGTTAATTTGGAAGAAGAAGCGAGGCTTTCTGATAGAAAGCGCATAGCGGGTATGAAACTTGGCGAGGACGCCACGATTGAAGACCAGCAAAATGCTTTAGAGTCTATTGGCTATTCCAGCAAACGTGCAGCCGCCGAGATAGAGAGGCTGAGACAGGACATTCGTATTACGCAAGACCAAATCCTTATTGCCGAGACAAGGGAAGAAAGTGACAGACTTAACGAGGTGTTGTCTGCAAGGCAAGGGGAGCTTGGTGTTGCACTCATTGAGTTTAGTAATTCTGTAATTCCTGCTGCTAAAATTCTGGCTGTTGCTGATGAGAATGTTAAAGACAATCTTGATAGGTATACAAAAGCAGAAGGAGAAGTTAAAAGTTTACAACGGAGAATTGACGAGCTTGCTGATACCGAGAAAAAGATCAACAAACTTGGCAAAAGTGGTTCGGTCAGTAAGTTTGTTTTTGGTATAGGTGAGCTAAAAGCGGAAATACAAAACGATCCTAACAACCAAGACTTGGTTGATAGACTTGCGGCACTGGAAAAAGAAGCGCAAGCAAACAAAAAATATCAGGAATACGAAGCCGCTCGTAAAAAGTATCTCGATCTACTCGACGATAAGGCTAATAAAAATATTGCTGATCAAATAGCTAACGCCCAAGAAAGACAGACACTCCAACTTGAAGGTTTGCACCGCGCTGTTCTCGCAAAAGAAAAAGTTATTGCAGGTGGTTCCGTTGCAGCAACCAGAGATCCTTTTGCTGCTAAGAAATATCTGGACCGCATTCTATCGTCGAGGCGAAGTGGTAAGATCGAAGAAGAATTCCGTGGTGATGCTGAAGTAGCTTTACGCACAGAATATGAGCTACACGCCTTGATGTTCCAGCTTCGTCAGGACATGCGCCCCTTTGTTGATTCTGATGGGAACCTTAGAGGCGTTATGGAGCTTAAGAAAGTAGGGGATAAGGTTGAAGCGGCTAAATCTACAGGTAAAGTTCCTGCTGATCTTGAAGCGAAACAGGGGCGGTTAAAAAAATCAGTAGAAGCAAATAGGGCCAAAGCAATTTCAATCTTACTTAGTAGGATCGACCATCCTCTTATTGCTGGTCCGACAGCAAAGAAAACGGCTAAGGGAGCCATCGCCAAGGAAGCAAAGCAGGAGTTTGCTGTTGTGCTCAATAACCTTGCTGACTTGGGCATGGATAACGCAGATGTAAACTACGTCGAGGTTTATAGTCAGTTTATTGAAAAGCTGTTTATTAACGGACCAACGTATTGGGCAAGGGGAGATACACTCCCATCTTTTGAGGCTGTGGGCCAACGTGTAGCGAACAATATTCTTAAACAGCAAGCACGCCGTAATGTCCGTAACAGAAACAAAAAACTCTATGGGCAAGATTCAATTCCGTATCCTGATGTTGAAGAGCGTCTTTCAGAAGAAGAAAGACTGAGTGGTGAAGACAAGGGACAGTCGTTGTTCTTCAGACACTTTATTTCTTACGACCTAGAACAAGACGAATTGTTGTTCCTTATTGATGACCTTCAGCAAGACGTAATTAACATTCTGGAAAACAACCCAGAAATAAGACGCGCTTTTGACACACTACTTAAAGAAGGTCCATTCATAGAAATGCCGGACTTCAATCCCGCAGAACTCAGTGCAGAAAGTGCTTGGGCTGAAATGGTGGCATATGTTCGGCAAGCCAGCATTGGGGAGACCTTGGGTGTGGAGGGTCCAGAAGGTGCTACTGGTGCGGCTGGCGTAGAGGGCGGTTCCGCTGTGACTATTGATGGGCAGTTAGTGCGCCGAAAAATTGCGACTGGAAATGTCGCGCCGTTGGCATTTCTTAAAAAACTAGAAAAAGGTTCAACTCCAGAAGCGCAGGCAATCAAACGAGCTTTTCGTATATATCGAATGGCTGACTTTGAGTTTAGCCGTGACCCATTCAAGATTGCTAACCCAGAAAATATTGCTGGTCTTAAAGAGACCTTGGCCGACCCCACAGTAAGCGCCGAAGAAAAGTCAGCAGTTACGGAACAACTTAGTGAAGTTGATGATGCACTTGAGTATACTAATTGGCTCAAAGACGAAATACGTTATCAGTTGGCACATAGGGTAGATGGCAATCTGGACCTGCCCTCTGAACTCAGGGAGACAATCCTTACCTTCCAAGCTCAGAATGTGCATAAGGCGATTAACGAGATGCAAGCACGCAGCTTTTTCTCCAAGTCTCAATTCGCCAAAGCAATAGACGTAGCTGTTGCGGGGACCGTAAACAACAGGAACATACTAAGGTTAGGGTTGGATAACACCTCAGAGTCCGTCTTGAAAGCGATGGACAAAATTTACGCCTCAGAACCAAAGGAATACCAGCGTAAGATGGCAAGGCTGTTTGGTTCTGACCAACCGAATGCTGGTTTTGTTCGGGGTGTTCGTTTCCAACTTGGTCTTATTGACAACTCTTACGCGAGCAAAACAGAAGTTCTTGCTGACGGGAGAATTGGGGTGACCCTCAATGCAAAAGGGTGGAATGGAAGAGGCGTTACAGACACACTGATACGGTCTTTCCTGCACGCTAAATTGCTACACAACCTGAAGAGCGCAGAGCTTACTGAGAAACAACAAGCGGCAAAGGGGAAGATCGAAGCAACGCTTAAGGCATTAAGAAAGAAGTTTGGCGGTAATACACAACCCGTAATGCGGTCTGGGACCAAATCACTTAAGGACTTTGTTGATCACATTTTTGACTCCTCTGATTTTCAGTCAGCATTAAAAGTGCGCTTGAGTAAAAAAGGGATGCCGAGCTTTGACCAGACTCTTAATAGCCTGCTCATTTTAACTGACCAAAGAGCAGAAGTTAATGGGGATGCTAAGTTCAAAAAATCCTTTAAGGATATGGTAGACCTTGCTGGGTTTACCTACTCGTCCCCCACCACCCCTGCTGGTGTCCGCGACGAAGCTGTAACCCACGCAGGACAGGCTCTTGCAGAGCACGACAATGTTCACAGGATTCTTGGTTCAAGACTGAAAAAACAAAACGAAGAAAAAGAATTAAGTGAAGAGGATAAGAAGGAACTAAGCGAGAGAGCAAACCTTCTTGCAGCGGTGGCCATGTCGAGAGTGCCAGCAGAAATCGAAGTTGTTATGACTTCGATCCCTAATGGAAAAGTAGCCGCTTTCGATATGGTTTCTGGTCAACTTCTTTTCGACCCTAGAAATGCCGCCATTGCCACACTGGAACGGGGCATGGACAGGGTAAGCTCACAAGGAATGATTGGCCGTGTCATCCGAGAAGAGATGGCACACAAGTCAGCCAAGGCCGCGCTTACAGCGGGAATGGTAAAAGCAGTTATGGATGCTTCGTCCGATGTGGATTACCAGAATGACATCGACGCCTACTACGGGGAAGGAACACCCGAAGCTGAAGCCGCCGCGAGCCGTCTTAAAGATCCTTCCTCTGAAGTAGCGTTTAAGGAGAAAGAACGCCTCGTCCAAGAACGCCTCGCAGCTTTGACGCAGAAGATAATGGATGGGCAAACTACTGAGGATGCAGAAGCATTCTTTGCAGCCAACCCCAGCACGTTGTCGATTGCTATCTTTTATATAAAGAAATTCATTAACGGTTTCATCAGGGCATTCAGTGATGGCACCAAGGGGCTTAAGCCAGAAGAGCGAATTGCTGTGAACCGTATGCTGGTTGAACTTCGTGGGTTGGAGATGGGTTACCGTATGCCACGGCGAATGGACCCGAAGGCTGGTCCGGAAGAAACGGCACTCCAGTTTTTGAAGACCGTTGGTGCGGAGCCAACTGAAGAGGATGACACTATCAAAGTTGACAAAACCACGCTCCCACAAGAAATGCCGTCCGGTCTTGAGTCGGGGGTGGGGGGCACATTTGTTGTCGAGGGAGATGAGGACGTTGCTTACATGGAAGCAGTTGAGGCAGGGGACACTAAGACAGCTAAGGAAATACTCGTTAAGGCTACAGATAAGATCACTGTTGATTCCTTCAGACAGCTCGCACATACCGTGACCTTGCAGCGCATGGGGGTTGGGTCTCTTCTCAGGGCGCAACAGGAGTATGATAAGAAGCAGGAAAAGTTAGCTGAGTTGGAACCTGTTGAGAACGCATCCCCTTCTAAAGAATACCAAGAACTCAAAAAGTTCTTTGACGATGAAGTTGCTCTTCAACAGCAACTCTTTGATATGTGGGAGGAGAAGACAAAGGTTGGACCCAAGCACCTTGAGATAATCGTCCGCGACAAAGACGGTAACATCATCCCCTTAAGTCAAAGGTTAGGGTTTGATGTTAATGTGACCAAGGTGGAAGAAACGTCTCAGGTATTGGAGCCGAGGGTGCCAATCCAAGAATTTGATGAAAGCGGAGCACCTATTACTGGCTTACCAAAATTCCGTGAAGAACCAAGTTTGTCTGAGCTGCAAAGTTTACTTGAAAATGCGGAGGAAGGTTCAGATAGAATCCCACTGATTGAGTCGGCTATAGAACGCATCGAGAGTGAAATGCGGGACAGGGAAAAAACGAGCCGCCCACAGCCTGATGAAGACGCATTACTCAAGATGTTTGCTTCGGAACTAGGTCTTAAAGTTGATGCCACTATCGACAAAGGTGGTGTGCTCTACTCTGGATTTGGTGCAAGACGGAGGCGTGGGGACACGGACTTCAACGCATTTAATTTTGATTACGAGCAACTCTTCTCGCAGTTTGAGATGCCCGTGCTTGAGGTTGATGACCTGAAGATTGAAAAAGGATTTAAGGGTCTGATGAAAAAGCACCTTGTTGGATTGCTTCAACCAGAGATCCACCACTGGATGAAGCATCGTCAGGCTCTTAAGAAGACCGTAGCCACTGAACTTAAGATGGCGCAGGTTCAACTAAGGGGCCTGATAGAACAGGTCTATCCTGATGGATCAGTGCCTGTTGACCCTGATGGGCTAACCATTATTCAAAAAGCAACTGGATCAACGGAAGGTGTATTCCTTTCTGACGCTGTGTCAGCCCGACTCGATAAGGATCTAAACGATGCGAAGAAAGCAGCTTGGTTGAACGCACACATGCAATCCCAACAAGCTGGGGCAGACATAAAGCAGATCCAAAAAGATCAAAGGGATGCGGTAAACGCAGCTAAAGCCAAGTATGAATCAGACATTAAAGCTGAGTTGGTAAACCGCAGAGCTGAGATCGTGGCCGAGCGGGATGCAGCACGAACACGAATTGCTAAGGACTCGAAAGAGTTGCTGGTTGCTTTGATCAACCTGAGAAAATTAGCGGACAAGTTTACCAATAAACTAGAAGCAATACATAAAGAGTCTGTCATTAAGGGAACCACTGGTAAGTATGATGTTAAGATCAGCGATAACAATGGCATCTACCTGACGCGCACATACAAGATATTCTTGGACGTTGGGTATGCCGATGCCGTCCGGAAGAATCCGGAATACCAAGAGGAGCGGGATGCTGCTATCGCTTTCTTTGAGAAGACCCACCTTGAAAACGAAGAGGGCAAACTTCGTATGGAGCACCCTGCTAAGACGGATGCCGAGATCAAACAAATGGCCAAGGACAACATGGTTGGCCGCAAGATTGGTGAGCGTGCGCTTGAAGCCTTCATCAGTTCATACGAAATGAAGGGCAGCGGGGATGCATATATGTCCGCGCAGGAATCAATCAAGTCGATGGTTGATAACTTGAAGGCCAAGAAGAACATACCGAAACCATTACGGGACATTCTGGGTGAGCAGAAAGATAAGACCACACCAGACAACCTGCTCCGCACAATAATGACAGTGGGTTCGATGGCAGCTAATCAATCGTTCTTAAACTCAATAGCAAAAGCTGGGTTAGACAAAGGGTGGCTAGTCACTGAAGAAGAGTTCAACAGCAACAGGGACAAATACGTTGATCCTGAAACCAACAAAGAGTGGCAGCGTGTTGTGCAGCATACATCTGACAGGCAATACAACCCCCTGTCAGGATTGTATGGTCGTCCAGAGTTGGCAGGAGCCTTCGCAGAAACCTTCAAGGAATACGGAACATCCTACGCAAATGATTCTGAGAAGCTCATGGCAGGGTCGTTCAGGTATTTCCAGAAACTGACAGGTTATTCGATGGCCTCCAAGACTCTTGGAAGCACGGGTTTCTACATGAGGAACGCTATAAGTAACATCGCGTTCTTTGGACCCATGCAAATGGGTGGGGTAGGAAACCTGATGTTGTTGGGAGACTACGGTAAAAATTTTGTAACAGAGTTGAAACGCGCCCATAAAGGAGACAGGGCTAAACTTGACGACGAACTAGCTAAGTTACGTTCACTCCGGATAATTGGTGACGAGAGCAGGACCAACACAATGAGGCAGTTGATGCTTGGAGAAAGGTCACTTGAGGAGGTGGAGCAGGATTTCATCAGTAGACTGGAAGACGCCGAGGGCGCTGTTGGAAAAGCAAAGGAGAAGGCGGGGCAGGGTGTCGAATACCTTTCTCGTATGGCGGCAGCAATGGATGCGTTTTTCAAAATCGCATATTATAAAAATGAACTTAAGGTGTTGGAGAAAGCCTACGCCAACGAGCTGTCTTCTTTAAGTCCGGAAGACCGTGCAACAAGGATGTCTCAGATTGAAAAGGAGGCCGCTTCCAAAGTCCTCCGGACAACGCAGGCTTACTCCGAGGCACCACCGTTGGTGCGGGCGCTACAGAGATCCGTGTGGGGTTCCTTCCTTGCACCGTTCGTTCGCTTCAAGGCTGATGTAATCAGGGTGATGTATAATACAGTCAAGGTTGCGATGGAGGAGCGAGCGAGTGGTAACGCTGTTTTGATAAAACGAGGTAACCAAAGATTGCGCGGGTTCGCATTCACGATTGGTGGCTTGTCGTTCCTTGTTCCGTTGCTCCTGAGAATGATCTTCGGAGTGGGTGAAGAAGAAGATGAAGCATACAAAGCGGCAGGTCCGAAGTGGGCGAGACACAACACGCTGTGGTATCGCCGCAAAAAGAATGGTGAGTTGGAAGCGTGGAACCTGACGTTCCTTAATCCGTTCTCCACTGTGATGGACGGGGTGAACAGCGCCGTCTTGGGTGAGTTCTTCGGTGGGGGCAGCTTGGACAGTGCCATTGAGGTTGGTCTGTCAGCAGTGTTTGTTGATCAGTTTCTTGATGATCAGATATTCTCCAGTGCCTTGAAGGAAGCATTTGTTAAAGGTGTTGATGATACAACGGGCAAGAGAGTATGGATCGAAGGTGTTGATACGGGGGTCAACAAACTGTTAAAGCAACTCCACCATACTTGGAATAAGGGTTTCGAGCCGAGGGTGTGGACGAAGATGGAGGCCGCATGGAAGGCCAGTAAGGGTGACTACACCGAGTTGGAATACAGCCCGATGGGTATTATCTTCAACGAGTTCAAGCCAGTGCGTTCACGCACAGTAAAACCTGACCAACTCTTAAAGCAGTATATCTTTAAGATGGAACAAGCTAGGTCACAGATCCGTGAGAAGTTCAGACCGCTCTACAACAAGAATGTTTCTGTCTCTGAAGACGAGATATTCGATATCTACGACGAAGTGTATGAAGGGTTGAAAGACATCAACAAGGACATCATTCGTAAGATGGGCGGTTTTGAAGGGTTGGGCTTATCCAAGGCTGATATTTACAAGATATCGAGGGGCACTGGTGGTGGGCCTAAGATGGGCAAGCGCAGAACAGAACTACTTATGAATGGCTACATGGAGAAGCCTGTTCTGTCAGCCAACAAGGTTGCTATTATGATGAAGGAAGCTGAGACAGATCCAAAAATGGCCGAGCGACTGAGGATCTTTGTTGAAGCGGCCAAGCGATACGACCGCTTCAGTAAGATCGACGATTGATTATTATTGTTTCGTCACATCTGACTTAAGGTTGCTCACATCCGTAAGGAAGTGTCGGTAACCCATGAGGTATAATCTATCGAGTGCCGTTTCTAACTGATCTTTAGTCCACTTTCTATCGGCTACATTGCTCACGATCTCTTTAACAAGATTGGCGTGTTCAGTAGCGTTGTTTGGTTTCCGTTTAGTCTTGCTCATCTTTAAGTGATTTATGGTATAGCTTAGTTAAGCGAGTTGCTACGCTCTCTCCGAGATGGTGCATGAGGTGTTCTGGGATGGGTGCGCCGATGAACCCACCAATGATGGGATACATACGGGTGGATGACGGGGCGACCACATCATCGTCCATGATCTCTCCTTGCAGGATTATCGGCGCACCCTTCGGTTGGTATTCCCTTATCAGGTGTTGCATCTAGCAGTCAGGTGTCCTCTTACGCCGCAGGGCAACAAGCAAGATTAGGGGGACTAGGATTAAGAATAATAATTCATTCATGGTTGTATAATTTAGGATTTAGATATCAGGTGTCACACCCCAACTGCCCCCCGATGTTCTTGATGCTGGCAGCAGCCAATGATTCCGCTTCGATCCTTGTGATCTCATCGTAAGCATCCCCCCACGGACCATAGGTTCCATGCTTAAGCATGTTATCCCTAACTTCCTTAAGGGCATACTCGTAGTAGGGGAACGCATCAGGGTCCACACCGCCGAGGGCGAAGTAGGTAAGGGCGGGGATCAACCCACCCTTACCATTCGCAATGTCGAGGACGATGCGGAGTTCCTTGTTCAGAAGGAAGGCGTGTCCAAAGCGCACCCCTTCGATTGGCCCCTGACCGAGACACACGGTATGCACTAGCCTCCAGTCTTGTGGGTCCGCGTAGGGGACATGTGCTTTCCACTTGCGGTCCACCAGAGCGTTCAGCGAGGACTCATAACAATCTCCGTTACCCTCGTTTGTATTACTCACGTTAATGCTCATTGTTCTAATAGGGGCCAACTGTTTCTAGGCGCATCCATGTATTCGTGCATCCCTTCGATACTGAAGAGTTCGTTGTTAGTCACCTTGTGGACGGCGTTGATAAGCGGGAGGTAAGCCGTGCCACTCCCTTCAGGCCCCCAAAGTTTACCAAGCACCGCAGACGCCTCGATGAATGTCTTGAATGCTTCGATGTCATTCAAGTGCATCGTGCGGATTGACCCCACTGAGGTGAATACACATATCGACCAGCGGCACCGTGCGCTCTCTTCGCGCACGGCGGTGACAGTGATCGTGGTGTCCTTGTCTAATCTGATTTGTTCTTTGTTCATTATGCTGTTTCGGTAGATTTTACTTTAGCTATGTGGTCAGCAAGGATCAGCGACTCGTTCAAGTGCCTCTCGTATGATACAATCGAATCCAGTTTCTCAACGATCCTGTCGAACAGATCCACCAGTGTCACGGCAGACACGGTGACCTCACCCTCCAGCCGAATCGGAGGTCGTTGGTCCTCATGCTTGTGCCAGTGGAT